AATGACATATCCTCTATTTTTGACTATGTGGGGAGCAAATGGATTGACTCCAGACACCGATCCTAATGTTGAGATAGTAGAAATTACAGCAAGAACTTCTGCAAATAATTATACCATAGTCAGAGGACAAGAAAATACAACTGGAGCACAACACAATTTTGGAGATAATATTGGATTACTTTTAACAGCAGGAGAAATTTTACAGACAGAAGTTGCAATAAATAATCTTGAAAATTTTAGAGATGTAACTCTACCTGCTAATATTCAAAATGAATCTTATATCTATGCAATTGATAGTGGTTCAGTAAATACTTATGCAATCACTCTTTCTCCATCCATTTCTTCTTACACTGCTGGTCAGGGTTTTGTTTTCAAGGCATCAAATACAAATACATCAGCATCAACCTTGAATGTAAATGGCAAAGGAGCAGTTGCAATAAAGAAAAATAAAAGTTCAGATCTTGTTTCAGGAGATATTTTATCAGGACAAATGGTTGAGGTTAAATATGATGGAGTATATTTCCAATTAATGTCTTTAACAACAGTAACTTTACCAGTTCCTAAATTTGGAGGAAATGGATCTGATGGAGTTTTAAATATATCATCAGGAACAACAACTATAAATCTTGGAGGGTTAAGATATTTTGAAAAAAATTATTCTACTGTTTCAATAACAGGAACTGCAAAATTGGCATTTTCAAATCCTCATGTAAATGGAACTATTATTGCAATAAAGAGTCAAGGAGAAATTACAATAAGTTCTACTAATCCAGGAATATCAACTACAGGAGCAGGAGCAGCAGGAGGTGCAAGTTCTGCTTATCCAACTATGAATCCTGGTGGTAATGCAAATTTTATATTAGATGTATTAACTCATAATGGAAATGGAGGATCTGGAGGATCTGCATATACAACAACATCTAATATTATTCCTTATACTTTAACATCAGATGTTTTGTACAAAAAAATAATAAATATTACACCAGGCTCGGGAGGAAGTGCAGGACAACAAGGAGATGATGGATATTATGGAGGTGGAGGTAGTGGTGGAGCAGGAGGAGCTGGTGGTGGAGCATTGTATATTGAATGTGGAGGATCTTGGAACTTTACTGGCTCAATTTCTACAAATGGAAGTAATGGAGGTAATGGAGGTAATGCTGCAGCTCCAATGGGTGGAGGAGGTGGAGGTGGAGGAGGTGCAGGTATGTGTTTAGTTTTATATAATGTTTTAGTAGCCAATTCTGGAACAATTACAACTACTGGTGGTAATGGTGGTAGTGGAGGTAGTACAACTAACAATCCTAGCAATCCAGTTGGAGGACTAGGTGCTGTTGGTGGTGCAGGTGGAGGAGGTGGAAGTGGACAGGGTGGAAATGGTTCTCCATTTTATGGTGGAGCAGCAGGAGGTGGTGCAGGTAGTCAAAATGGAGGTGGTGGTGCAGGTGGAGGAGTAGGTGGAGCAGGAGGAAATGGAGGTGGTGGAATTCTTCAATATTTAATTGCTCTAAATAATTTCTTTTAATTTATGATTAATAGCAATACATTAAATAGCACAACACTAAACGGAATAAATGGGATAACAACTCAAACAAACCCATCTGCTATTTCTTGTACTTTAAAAACATCTGGATATAAATGGCTAACTCCAACTTTGTTGTCTGCACAACAGCAACCAAATGTAAGACCTTATTTTCAATGTCATATTGTTGATGATAAAGTTTTACCAAACAATATCATAGCAGGTGGAGTTTATCCAATAAATGGAGCTTCTATTACTGCACCAGATGGAAATATTTTAGCAGCAGGAATTGACGCTTCTGGAAATCTTGGATTTTGGAAAATACCAGATGCTTCAATTGCATGGTCAATATCGCCAACTGTTATATTAAATAACAATTCAGGAGTAACTCCACTAAATACTTCCATTTCAGTTTCAGAATTTATAAATGGAATTTATAGAGTTGATGTTTATAATTTATTTATAAATGTAACTAATTTTGTCAGACATTGTTATTCTAATGATGGTGGAATAACTTGGAGTTCAGAAATTATTTCAGCTACTGGATATATTTATATTGCTGCAGGAAAATCATATCAAGATATAAATGGTGTTACTCAAAGCACTTTTTTTGCCAATACAACTTCTATTATTACTGTTTGGAATTATACGACGGGAAGTTGGGTTTCACATAATTGGACCAATCAAGTTGACACCTCTGATTGGATTTTAAATTCAATTGATACAACTTATGATGGAAATTATTATTTTGTAGTTTTTTCTGGGCATCATCAATATTTTGAAAGTTCTACAAATTTTGGAATATATTCAACAACATTAAGTGTTAAAGATGGAATTTCTAATAATATTTGGACTAGCACAAGAAATATTTTGGAATCACTTTCTTCTTCAACTTTTAATCAAAATACTTTTACCTTCCCCACGATCAGATATGATGGAGAATTTTATTGGTTGGTTTATAATGCAGAAATTGTTAACACAATAACAACTCAAGTTTCTGCTGTAACAACTACCACCAATTATTATATTTCAAAATCAAAAGATTTGATTAATTTTTCATACCCCTTACCGATAACTTTACAAGATGGATATACTTTTACTGATACAGCTGCCAACTCTTTTGTTTTTCAAAATGATTATTACTATATTACAGGTAATGGACAGGTGTGGCAATTTATTAAAAATAATATAATTGCAGATGTTTCTAGTGATATTATTTCAGTATCGACGCAAGAACAGGGTGGTAATCCAAGTTCAATTTCAATTGTAATAGGAAATCAGAATGGACAATGGTTTGGCACTTCTCCTACATCAGTGGGTTATCAAGCAATAGCAAAAGATAGAAAAATTCTTTTAGATTTGGGTTATTATAATGCGAATGGTTTTCCAGAAACAGTACCAAGAAATATTTTTTATATAGACGACATTGAACAAAATGTTACAAATACTGCCAATGATTTAACTATAACAGGCAGAGATTATAACAAACAACTTTCAACCACTGTAAGTAAATTTACAATGAATTATATCGGTTGTGATTATGAATCTGATAACTTTGATGGAACTACAGTTTCCGATTGGAATCAATCTGTTGGAACCTGGATACAAAATCCAGACAACATATTATATCCAACATTTCAAAATACATGGGCAACTGCACAATCTGCAACTCCAACATCTCCTGGAGGATATGATACAGACATAGAGTATTTGTTATTGTATTCAAGTCAATTAAATACTCAACCAAACTGGGTTTTTAACATACTTTCTGTTTTGCCAGGATCTAATTCAAATTCTTCAATATATCAAATATTTTACCCATTTTATCAAGATTCAAAAAATTGGATTAGACTACAAATAATTGGCAACGGCTCAAGTTCAACATTGAATTATAATATTCAAGTTAGTTATGGAGGCAGTGTTAACACTGTTGGCTCTGGAAATTTTCCATTCCCTTCTGGAGGAAGAGTTGCTCCTTGTCCAATTATTATTAAAAAAAGTGGATTTTTATTTAGTTTTTTAATTTCATCAACCACTTCTTCTGGAAATGATATAGCAGCTTACGATCCATCAAGTAGTCCAATCTATCTAGGATATCATGATTTTAGTGATTGGTTTAATGGAGTTTATGCAAATTTTACATCAGGGACTATTGGCTTTGGTACTGAAAATTGTGCTGGTAAGTTTTCTACTTTTAAATTATTTCAATACAATTTTTCTCAAAATATATATGAACTTACAGAAAAAGTTGCAACACAAGCATCCATTTTTGATTATGAAGTAGAAAATGACTTTGCTGACAATATTTTTACAACAGACCAATATACTGGCACTTTTACTTCAGAAAACAGAGAATTGATATTAGCTCCGACTAATTATGTAGTTAAAACAGATCAAAATTCCAAAAATGGAGAAATTGTTTTTCAAGCAAAAATAGTTCCAACAGTTTCAAATTCTGCTTATGGTTTTGATTTGTTATTTAGAAATCAAAACACTTCAGATATTTTGAGTAGTTATGTTTGGAACAGTCAAGTTTCTGGAGACAATTTAATTACATCTTCAAGAATTGATATTAATTGGGAAGCTGCTGAATATTTATTAGCAAGTTCTTCTGATGTAGATTATATGAGTTCAGGCACTTTTAATAATTTGGGTATTGATTTAACACAATGGCACACTTATAAATTAGTAATGAGTGACCAATACATTTTAGGTTTTATTGATAATAAATTGGTAGTTGCTTGGAATGATAATAATACAACTCAAACATATCAATCTGGTTATTTTGGTTTTAGAGCAAGTGCAAATTCAACTTTGCACATAAGAGGATTGACTTCTTCTTTGCTTTATAATCAAGTTAATAATTTCTCAATAAATTCTGGCGATGATATGTCTTCAGATATTACATCTGCTTTGGGAATTATGAGATCTTGGAATTATTCAGATTTGATGGGACAAATGAATATGATACTTTTACAATCATCAGATCCATCAACCTATACATACAAAGATGAAATACAACAACAAGTGACAGATAATTCAGACAAAGAATATGTAAATGAAGTTACAGTTTATGGAAATGGTGTTATGGCTATAGCACAAGATCAATCATCAATTTCTTCCACTGGGAAAATAAGGGAATCTATATACCAAGATTATAAAATACTTACCTATGCAGATGCTTTGACTAGAGCTCAATACGAACTTATAAATGCAAATATATTTAATAACCAAAGTCAACCTGTAATACAATTAAATGTTGGAGCTGAAATATTTGATTCAATTACAATTATTAATAATGGTCCAAATTCATCAGGTGTAAATGGTAATCTAAGAGAATACAATCAAAATATAAGTGTCGGTGGAGGAAGCACAAGTACAGGTTATACAGTAGCGATGGAGACTGGTAATCTGTGATTTAATTAAATAAAAAATGAAACAAAATATAAATACAATAGTTAAAAAAGTTCAAAAGAACATAAATCCTGCCACTTTTAAAAAGGCAGTAATTAGTTCTGTAAATATTTCTTCAAATACTGCAGATGTTTATTTTGTGGACAATCCACAAACAACCATTAAAGCAATACCTTTTGCTGCAAGTATGAATGCTTCGTTAGTTCAGTCTGGTAGTAAGTGTCGTGTGGATATATTTGATGAAACGAATCCAGATGATATGGTTATAGCTTATACATATGGAGGAACAATTTTATCTAGTACAAAATTTGCAGTAGGAATACAGACAATAACCCCTTCGGGGGTAGCAATACCACATGGACTAGGAGTTAAGCCTACATTTGTTAGCTCCTTACCACAAGACACAGGACATTATACTAAATCAGTTTCGGTATCTGGAGGATCGGGTGGAACTATAACTGAAGACCAAAATGCAATTGTTTATCAATATCAGGCTCCAGATACAATTAATATTTATTTAAAACTTAGCACACTGTCGGGTGCTACAGGAGGTAGTTCTTTGGTTTGCTATTGGTTAGCAGCCAAAATATAAAATTATGAAAAGAATAATAAATTGGATTATATCAATATTTAATAAACCACAAAGAAATTTTGGTATTACAAAATATGATATACAAACTAATGCACAATCAAATTCAGTCTCACAGCAAAAAGAGGCTGTTGTTTCAATTGCATATCCAACTTTTAAAGGAGTTAATGGAGATGGTTCAATTAGACAATTTCCTTATATGTATCAAGATGGAGATTCCGGATGTGTTTCGTTTAGTGCAGGTAAAATAGCAATGATAATTAATTACTTAATTAGAGGAGTAATTACTATTTTTTCTGCAGGTTGGTTTTATACTCAAAGAAGTAATAAAAATGATCCTGTATATCCACAAGGCATGATATTTGATAATTTGGTTGGTATAGCTTCGACAAAGGGGTGTCTTCCAGATTCATACATGCCCAGTTTTGGACTTTCCGAAACTGCAATAAACTCTCTACAAATTACAAATCAAGATATTGAAATTGCATCTCAATACAAATTACCACCAAATTGGATTAATGTTGATATGTTAGATGATGGAAGTTTTGAAGCTGTGGCATCTTCGATTGAAATTACAAAAAAACCTATGATGCTTTGGTTTAAGTTTGGTCCAGGAGAATTCTTTTATACAAATTATCCAACAGCTGTCAATTCTAATAATCCTTGGGTTCATTCAACTGTGGCAACTGACACAACAACTATAAATGGAGTCAATTATATAGTAATAGAAGAGTCAGCAGATAGTATAAATTTCTTTAGAAAATATATTACAAAGGAATTTTTCATAGCAAAATGTATACTTGCTAGATATCCCATCACATTTCAATTTAATGAAATTCCAAATAAGCCAGTTTTTGATGGTTCAATTGAATCCGCACAATCATGTTTGCAGTATCTAAAATATTTTCCTTCAAATATTGCTCCCACTGGCTACTGGGGTTCAATATCAACAGCAGCGTGTTCAAAGTTTCAGGTAGCCAATGGTATCACTCCTTCGGTCGGTATATTGGGTGATATCACAAAAGCAAAATTATTAAGTTTGTTTAATTAAAAATTATGGAAAAATTTAAAAAGGTTATAGAATGGATAGTAGTTTCAAGTGAAAATCCACAGAATGTTTCTCTCACAATGAGAGGTTTGATGATTGCATTTATTCCAACAATAATGATGTTGGTGCCATTAGTTACAACAGTTTTTGGCATACACTTATCAATTACATCCGAGTCTCTTACTAGCATAGTAAATGATATTGTAAGTTTGTCCACAATAGCTTTAACGGTAGTAGGTACTTGTATATCAGGTTATGGACTTGTAAGAAAAATTATAAATCAGATTTACGATACAGTTCATCCAACAGCATAATAAAATGCAGAGTTAATTCTCTGCATCTGGTCCGACCAGGGAGTATTATCGTAGAGGTTCCTATGGCAATATCTTAATCAGTGCAACTCTGATACGGACCATCACACCGATGTTCTTTCAAAACGGCAATACACACAGATATGTGTTCTGTAATCTCAAGTGTTTCTTTGCTTGGGCAAAGCTACTGATGGCTGTTTTTAAACAGCACAAAGCCCTCTTCACCTGAGGGCTTTACTGTATATGATGAATCCTTCATCTATATGATAGATGTATACTCCTGGGCCTTTCTAGGGCCTCCCAAAGGCATCTTTTTCTTTAATTCTAGTAGTTCTTGCTTCAATCCAAGGAGCTCTATTTTAAGATCAACTTTATGGGATTTATAATCTTCACGCACTCTTTTCCATAAAGTAGTTCTATCAGGTCCAATAAATAGTTCTGCTAGGCCGTTATATTCTGCTGAATGCTGAGGTTTCCAATAAATATGATGTCTCTTACAAATGCAAACAACAAGTCTGCTATCTGAGAATGATGCAGCATTAGCTCTAGTATGCAAGTGTTCTGCTTGCAAAATAAGAGTACCATCATTAGTATATCCACCACATTTTCCTGCTTGAGGATAGAAACGTAACCAACAGCCGCCATCTCTAAGAGTAACCAATTCCCTAAGAATCGCCTGTATTTCTGTTTTAAGTACTTCTGTTGGATTATCTCCTACAACTTTTAATGCACTTCTTCTTATTGGTTTTCGACCAAAAGAAATATGTGCATGCTTTTTAGACATTAGTTCTCTAAATTCTTCTGGTGTATAGATTTTCTTTTTGAATCCTGATCTTTTCATCTTGACAATATTGTATAAATTGATTCACCTTTACAATCATCTTCAGATATTTCGGAATATTGTCTTGCTAAAATGGATCTATATAGTTGTTGATTTTCGTCTAAGATTTTCATTTTAGTATATAGATCTTTAAAAGACTTAACTCTTCTAAAATCATCATGCTTAATATATAATTCATCAGGATCAAATTTAGAATCCACAAATGCTATAACACCATGAATAATACACTCATAATATCTTGGAGTAACCATACCTATCTTGTTGTATTTTTCATCTCCGATAACAATACTATATTTTGCTCTATCCATCATCTGTAAATGCTCATGATATGGTATATAATTTTTATAACTAAAGAATGCTGATTTGCCATAACTAATACATTCAGGTCTATAAACATATTCTATATAATCATTTAATCTATTTTTTTCTGTACCACCAAAATAATATTGAATAGATTTGTTTGCTATAACTTTGTCAATGTCAATTGAATTGCGATCAAACCCAATCAATATATTTTTACCAATTGGCAAATAAGTAGTTTCAACCATATCTAAAGAAGTATGATCTTTAAAATATGCATATGAATTATTTGTCTCAAGATATATAGTATCATATGCTGAAATATTTTCAGGTGTAATAGCTAAGTCAGTCACTATAATTTCTATAGGACACTCATATGTCTTTTTAAGTGTAGCAAACAGATTAATATCTTTATTAAATACTCCACAATATACAATAACCTTATCTAATTTTATATCAGGAGTAACTGCTTGCTGTACATTTGGAATTGAGTTTTGAATATAATCAGAGTCAGAAAGTATATATACATTATCTCCATGCTCTGCAAACATTTTAATAATGCTTGTAATTTCTATTGACCATGAGGCATGATCTTCTTCATTTTTATAGAAGAAGATTTTTTTCCCAGGTTTATAAATTCCTATTTCCATATTTTTTAAAATTAATTTTGAATAATGCTAAATTGATTATTCCTAATATTATATTAACTAGACCCAATATTAATGATTTTTGTATAATGTAGCATCCTATAATTATTACAAAGATGTCTACTATTAAATTTATACTTGCAATTAAATATCTCATTTTATTTTTGCTATTATTTTGTTAAGTTGTTCTTCTAAATTTTCATCTGATGTATCTAGAAATAGAACATTATCTATTAAAGATTCTCTTTCATATTCTCTATATAATGCTGTCATCTTTTCATATTGTTTTTCATTAATGAATTGTTCATCTTCTATATCATGAATAAACGCATATGGTTGTTTGTAACAAATGATAAGTAATGTATTCAATTTTGACAATCTAAAATCAATATCAAATATTTTATTATAACTAATCTCTCGATCAAAAAGTTTACTATACATATAATCTGATCCAATCCATCTATCAAGGATTACTGATACTCCTGTCTGTTCTATGAATTGTGTTATACCTTCAGTTAAATAAAGAAGGTTAATTGCTGGGTCCCACCAATATTTGTTTCTCTGTACTTTGAATATTGGTATATTCAGTTCCTTCGATAATGCTTGCGCTATTGTTGATTTTCCGCTTTTATCTGCTCCTTCGAATAGTATCAATTTTTGTTGTATCATTTTTTTTAATTCTTACCTTTTTAATTTTTTGTATATCATATTTTGACCAATCAATATGAGGGTGGGTACAATCTAATACTCTTTTTAGTGGAGCAAAAATTTGTACTTCCCAATAATAATCTCTGTTCCAATTATTATTTACTTCTTCTAATAATATTCCTTCATTCTTATCATTGATTTTAGTAACGATATACTCTAATCTTGTTCCTACTTTCTTTTCACTTTCAACAATTGGAAGAAGTTTGCCTTCTTTAATTAATCTATCTGCAAGTCTTCCAGCTAATGTTAATGATTTATATGATGCAATTGGCTTAGATACTCTTGTAATTAATAAGATGTCTTTTAAATCAATGTCATCATTATATATATGATCTCTAAGTTTTTCAATATATTCAATAACATTTTGATCTGAGTTGTTTGTAAAGATGATATTAACTAATTCTAAATATGTTTGCTTACTTAATTTAATAGAAGTCTTTTTTGCATCTTCTGTCCCCCTAGAAAATATTTTAGCTATATTCTTTCCATCTTTCATTGATAACAATCCAGTATATTTCTTTTTCTTCATCAGTATGAATTTAGTAAATGTCTTTTCAAACTCAAGAGAAACAATATTTTTAAATAATCCAAAAGTGTTATCTAATATATCTTTTAATCCTACATTGATATCAAGAATATGTTGAATCATATCTGGAGCATTCGTTAAAAAGATGGAATCAGTATCGCCATAAATTGGTGTTGATCCAAATGATTTAGCGACATGACTACTCATTTTATTAAGCAATTGACCAGTATATGTAATGCCTTCAGATACAAATTTATTAAAGTATCTAGAACGTCTATCGCATGTTATACCAAACATTGAATTTGCCATCTCTTTAACTACTCTTTCAGCAGCATAGGTATTATTATATTCAGGTGTATCAAACTGCAGGATCTTTAATTTCTTCTTATATTCAGCACGATTATCTAACAGTTGTTGAACAAGTCCTCCAATAAAACTTCTAGTCTCCTTTCTAAAGAAAGCATTATTTGCTGTTTGAACATATTTATTGTTTGGGTCTAACCTTGCTTTTTCTTTTATTAAGAAATCGAACCATTCTATATATGTTAGAACTTCTATCTTTCTTCCGTTCAAGAATTCTATCATTGCTTTTTCTCCTTTAATAGATAATTCGTTGTCTAATGTGTCAATCCCAATATTCCATCCAACAATAATTGAAGGATATAGACTTTTAAAGTCGCATACATGCACATTATCATAAAAGCCTGTTTGTGGTTCAGATACATATCCTCCGACGATATCTATTTCTTCATTGATTGCATGTTCTTCTTCTGATGGTCTTGATTGCAAGATCATTCCTGCTTTCTTTGCTTCTCTTAGAATATAGTTATCTAACAATTCGCCGATATAGAATTTATTTAGAAATGATCCTGTCCATACACATTCCTGTATCATTAATGGAATAATGCTTAATTTTTTATCAAGCTTTTGAAGTAAAACAGCATCTTGAATATTATATTTTTTTAATAATTCAGGATTTTCTTTTTCAAGTTTATGAATCTTAATCCCTGATAATTCTGTTTTTGTTTCATTTAGAAATGCTTTTGCTATTTCATTAAGACTAAAATTCTTTAATCCAATAATATTTGCTTCATATCCAAATATTTTAAAACATCTTTGATACATATCTACATGCAATATAGACTTCCAATTATATTTAATATTATGTTTTGCACATCGTTGTTGTATATAAGGTAAATCAAACTGCTCAGAATTCCAACCCGTAATAAGATCATATTTTTTAATTAAGTTAACAAAAGACTGTAATACACTTTTTTCATCTCCTGTTTTAAAATATGTCTTTTCATTATCACATGCTGCAAACGATATTATTCTGTCTCTACCTATTTCTATTCCATCATGACTATCATCTGTTTCAATATCAAAATATAAAATATTTAGATCATCTTCAATTTGTAGTTCTGTATCTATGATATATCTTTTTGTTTTATTAAGATCAAATTCAAATACTTCTGTTTTAATTTGAGCCAAATCATATCTAAGAGAATCAATTGATGGTTCATCATAACGATCATATCTAGACATAACTCTTACATATTTTTTTCCAGGGAGTATTTTTTTAATAAGACCACCTTTTTGATATTTTTCTAAGATTTCTTTTGATTTATCAAAATCACTAAGAAGTATATAAAAATACCAATCACTATATATAATGTATTTTTCTTTCCTAATTCTATTTTCTTTTATAATTAAACAAACTCCATCGCGTGTGTCATATGCTGTAAGTATTTTCATATTTGTTTAATTAATAATTAATAAATCGACTATTTTTCTTTTGCATGATTCAATCTTTGCTCTACTAAATCTGATTTTTTATTGAACATATTTATAACATCGTCTGCAGTCATTCCTAAAGCAATACAAATATTTAATGAATATTTTAATACATCAATTGCTTCTTCTTTTGCTTTATCCATGTTATATAACTTATCATATTTATGAAATTCCTTCCATGGCACTTCTTTCATAACTTCTGATAATTCATCATGAGCACTTAAACAAAATTCTTTGATCCATCTAACTTGTTGTTCTAATGTTAAACCAGATGGATTAAAAAAATTCTTTTCAAATTCTATTTGTCTATCGTATATTTCTCTAAAGTTTAAATGTTTCACAATAGGAAATGTTACATCAATATCTTCGTTATCCATTGTTTCTAGTTTTATTATTGGAACTCTAATAAATGGTTTACCACCTGCAAAATTTTGTCTTATTTCTGATGTACAGATGCCTGTCTGTAAATACTCTAATACGACAGTACGCAAAATATAACCAGTATGTCTTTGCCCATGATACCTATATTGAGTTATAAACTTATCATATTTTGAATTATCAAATTGTGTTTTGATAATAAAAATACAATCATTGATTACAGATTGAATTCTTGGATACCAATATTCATTCTCTGCATGTTTTTTGTATACTGTCATATTGAATATTATTTAAGAAGTCTTGCTGATTTCAACTTAATGACATTTACTCTTGCTGTTTCTTTTGACACTTTTGCAATTTTAGCGACAGCAGCACTTGTTGGCATCTGACCTTTTGCTGCTATTTTTGTATAAGCTTTTATAATTCTTTCTTGATTTTTTGATATATTAAATTTCATATGTTTTATTTACTGCTATTAAATTCATCATTTACTGATCCTGCTAACTTCTTTCTAATAAATCTATTAATCGGCATAGTATTATCATATATTTTATGACATCGTGGACATAATGAAATGAAATTTTCTTTCTTTTTAAGATATTTTTTATTCTTAATTAATGTCCATTCATATCTTTTTAAATGTTTAATATGACAATCTTTACATTTGTTATGTAATGAAAAGTTATTATGAAGCATTGAATTCAGTATTTACACTACTTGCAAGTTTTTTAGAAACTTGAACCATCTCGTACATCAATTCAATAAAGAGTTTTGAACGCTGCCAATTTTTATATTCATCTATTGCTTTGGCTTGAGTTTCACAATATGAACTGCTATTTCTTTTATTATCAGTCATTTCATTTGCTAATCTAGCTTCATACTTTCTATATTGAGATTCTTGATCTACAGAATATTCTATGACTTTTGGAAGATATTCTAACAATGCTTCACCATTTGTAAGCAAAGTTAAAAAATCATTATTCCTTCGAGCTATTTTTTGTGCTGCAATAATTTTATCTATTGTAGCATAGATATCATCGATGTTCATATAATTACCATTCTACTGTTGCTGTCTCTTCTGCTGCTGGTCCTGTTTCTTCCCATACATCTGTCTTTACAGAAGCAGTTTCTACAGGTGCTTTTGCAACTGACATACTACCTTCAATGGCTGGATTCATTTTAAGTATCATATCATACAAGTATTCTGCATCTATTGCATTAAATACTTTTGTAATACTTACACCATTTCGACCTGTCCAGCTTTTTTCACTAAGGTAACCATTTAATATTGTACCTTGCACTAAACCATCTTTAATATACTTACTAAAATTTAGTTCATATATTTGATCTCCAGTTTCTTTTAGCTTTACTTCTGTTTTGACCCAAGTTCCTCCTGCCTTTTTTGGAAGTGTTGTTCTTTTTACTCCTGCTATTGTATATTTCATTTTTTTGTTTTTATATATAATCTTTGTAATCTAACATTTCTTCATACTTTTTACAATCACAAAAGAACTCATGTCCTTTTAGTGGTTTATCAAATTCACCTGCATGAATTGATTTAAGCATCGACCGCACCTTTGCATCAAACAACATCAAGTCTGATATTTGATATTGAATTCTAAGCATTTGAATTTTATCTTTCTTTCTCTTTTTTATCATAACAATATAATAAATTAGAGGTATTTTTCCTGTCTCACAGTATCTACCGAGTGCATATGATAGTGCTTGAAGCGATGCTCTAGTTTCAAAAATATCATATGGTTTGCTTGATGTTTTGTATTCTATAACAATATCATTTTTAGCAATACCATCAATTCTATAACTTAATGGTATTGGCCATGGCTCTTTTGTCTCTGGATTAAATAAGATATGCTTTCGAATTAATTCAAAATCAACCATATCTATTCCATCGACTGTTAAGAACTTTTCTTTTGTATCCCAGAATTCTTGAATAATATTTAATCCATCATCAACCATTTCATTATATTTTTCTAACATTGTATTTCTTTCAATACTATCTAGTGTCTCTAAATACTTTGTTCTAAAATGATTTGCAAATATTGCTTTTGCTTTATCTGGAGTATCTTCATGTTTCCAAGATCCATCAGAATTTCTTTCTTTATATATCTCATCTATTGCAGCATGAATTCCTGTACCAAATTCTAAATGTATCATCGACTGTGGAAGTTTTAATCCTAATAATGTCGAATAATAAAATAGTCTTGGACATTTTTCATATTGCATTAAAGAAGATGGTGAAATCTTTTCTAATTTAATGCTCATTGATTTATAATTTTATATCCCCTAGGGCCCCCTGTTATTTCTATGTATCCTTTTTTAACTAACATTTGTATTCTACTAAAAACAGCACCGCCAGTTGCTATCTTAAAATTCAATGAAATTTCTTTTCTTGTCGGCATATATCCATGTTCTGTAAAATATGCTTTCAAATATTCAAGAGTTTCATACTGTTTCTTAGTAAGTGGTAGCATCTTAAAATTTTTCTAATATTGCTAATTGCTTTTTCCATAATCCTTTAATAGCATTTAATTGCTCAGGACTATAACTTGCTTCGACCAATTTAACTTTCTCTCTAATTGTCATCAATTCTTCTTTTGTTTTTGCTGCCCATATTTTATTACATAATGGTGCAATTGCTTTCTTTTCTTCATCTGTTTTTATTCTTTCCATAAGTGTTGTGACCTCTTCTTCATCTGGCAATTCATCTTCTCCAAGTAATCCATGAATTCCTAAATGATCAAAAACTGCACGATCATATGCTCTTTTTTGAGCCATGTTAACTGGATTCCCGCGACCACGGGTACCTAAATTATTTCTACTACTTTCACCAATGCCTGTTGTACTTCTTCCTGCTGAGTCTGTTATTCTTGCTTGAAAAACATTTGTCATTTGATTATCATTTGTACCAACAGTAATATGTGTCCATTGAACATCACTAAGGATACCTGCTTCTGTCGCTATCTTTTTTACACCATCATGAGTAACCATTGTTAACTGCTGCTTTCCTTTTGTAAGAATCCACCAATCAGTTTCTGTTAATATGTCTTTAAGTATGATTAGAGTTCCTGCAGGATTTTTAAATGATTGTTCTAATCCATTTAATTTATTTTCTATCTTTTCTTTTTTCTCCTTTTTAAGTTTTGGTACTTTCTTTTCTTTTGGTTCTTTTTTCATATTATTTTAAGTTTGCCCATATTAATGCACCAACCCAGCCAAGAAATGTCCAACCGCAAAAGATATTTAAAATTAAAATACCTTCTCTATTTTTATGTTCATGATTATATGCAATCAATGTTGGTATAAAATAAATAAAACCAACAATAATAAATATTAAGAATCCCATATTATTTAAGTATTACATAATCCACAATGCCATCTAGCGGATTGCTTTTATAAGTTTCAATCGGCATTTTTTTAAAAGATTTTAATTCTTTAAATCCAAATGCTTTCAATATTTGTTTACATGCTATTTGACATGTTGTTCCTGTCGTTGTTTTATATATCGTTACTTTCTTTGCACCCTTCATACCTGCTAATCCCTCGCCTTCAATCTTTCTCCACCCTAATGCTTTTTTAGCAACGTCAACAAAAAACAATATCATAGTTCCATCAAGACCTTTTTCCATAATATATGGTTTTGAAAAACTAACACAACCTGTTTTTAAATTGACTGTTACTGTCTTATCTATTACTTTCGCATTTAATGCATTGACTTGCAAAAAAGGAACGAAATTAAATTTTGCTTCTCTCATCGCGATTTTAAATTATATATTTTTAAATATTCTGAATATTTCCGATAAATATCGAAACATTCATCTTTTGTTAAACTAACTTTGCAAATGTTTCGAATAACAATTTGCATATCATTGAAGTTGTTTGCTTTAATCAAACCCATATCTCGAATTTGTTTAAATGCTTCAAACTTTTCTTTTGTTATATTAACTGGCTTCATTATGGCAGTATTGCTTTTATTAATGATACTAAATATTGAATGTCTATTTTTTCTGATTTTTTTCTTTGAACTTCTATTAATTGCATTTTGTAATTATCTGGTTTATTTAGATCATCTTTATATGCAAGAGTCTTTATAAATGCAGTAACCTCAGGGGCTACTTTATAATAATTATGTTTTTGCATATCATCGATCTTCTATATTATCTTTATAACTATCTGGATCGACCTCAGGTTTTCTTTTGATCATTTTTCCTGTACCTATGAATTGATTAGTATCTTTATCATAAATAACTTCTTCATATTCATTCAGCGGATCTTCTTTAAAGACTATATCTTCAATATTTTTTAATTTTTTATTAAATAATGGCATATATAAATATATGTTAAATGATAAAATGGAGAAGGCTTGTGACCTTCTCAGTGTTAGCTACTTTGCAGCAACTAATTGTTTCCTCCTTTCAATTTCATCGACAACCTCTTGAATTGTTGATGGCAATGGATTAACCATTGCATTTTCAAGAGTCATGAAGATGCACATTTCCATTTCCATGTCTGGGAAACGTAATTTACGTGCCTCAGCCATTCAAACATAATATCCTAAATTCGCTTTGGTCATACTACCTCCAACGAGTTAGTTGAACAATTGCTGATGTAAGAGCCAGCGGGTGAATTGATATTTTTCTGGAACATTATCAAATTCTAAATTCAATAAATTATGAACTTCTTCGGGTCCAGATATTTTAGGGCATTCAATAGGCATATTCTCCTGCCCTTTCAAAATATTGTCAACCATTTGATAATGTTTCTTGTAAATATGGAATGAATCAACAACATGATGATAAGTGCCATATTGAATATCAGGATATACTAACTTTAAGTAATTATACATCATTTCATGTATAAAACTAAAAGCAGGTATATCGTTTCCGGCACCAAAGATTGCATCTTGCGATCTCATATGTACAGTCATATTCAGAGTATTATTTCTAATTCTGAAATTGATTGCATATGTGCAAGGTATATCTTTAGTATCAGATAACAAATGATCTTTACTAAGAATCATAATGCTTGCACGTCTTGAATCTTTATCATTTGCTAATGTTCGATATACATATTCAAACTGTTTTATTTCGCCAAAAACATATTGGCCATAGTTTGAATTAATCGAACCATCATCGTTGATTAAGTTTTTCCATATTGATGCATGCTCTGCAATCGATGTATCAAATTTATTTCCATGAAGGTACCAAAGAAATTCTTTCTTAATATAATTAAGATTGAGCTTTCTATCTGGATAATTCATGAATCTAACATACGACGGTAAAGTATATGAGAAGTTCTCTATCTCAATGATTTCTAATCCACGAGGTGCTACTTTATTTCCATACATCATGACTTTTGTAAACATGTCTTTAAAGATCATATTGTTATTCATTTACTAACTCCTTATAAAAGACTGTCCAATATGGACAGTATAAAGGACAGGGAAATTGACAAGACCTGTCCTTAAGACTATCCACATTATTTTTTACTAGGCCAATCTAATGCCAGCATTCTTTGACTTGCATTACTTTTTATAAGATCATATCGACAATATCTTTTAAAAAGGTTATCAAAATCTTCTCGTGTTGATTTTGTTTTTCTAAGATCAACCATATCATTAGCCAATAAACAACATAATTGACAATAGTTACCACGTAACAAATATTCAGGAATGTAAATATCATTACCACAGGAAACACAATTATTTTTGATATTCTTTTTATCTTCTTCTGTCAATTCGAATTGCTTCATACTAAATTAAATTAGCTTCAATTGCTGCAACTTGTAATATTCTTGCATACTCTCTTGCTCTAAATACTTTTAAATATTTTGATGATGTATCTTTATCTTTCATATCTACATAAAAATCATCAAATTCTGTATATTGTTTTGCAATCTTTTTTATTTCATTTGTAAGTTGAATAACTTCTTGATTTATTTCTAACATGTTTTTATTTGTTTAAACAAAGATCTATTAATTTACTTAAGTGCCATGAATAATATAATGTTGGAACTAACATTATTAAATTGATTAACCCATACCATTGTAAAAAGATTTTATATTTTTCTTTTGTTTTTTGACTCATCATATTATTTATTGCAATTAAAACATTTATTAATCTTATTGATATCTTGATACACTGGTATATTATTGTAATCAGACCAATCTAAAACGATTGAACCATCTTCGTGTAATGCTTGTACATTTTTAATTGCATCACTATTATCAACTGCTTGTATATGAACTATTCTTGATAATACTTCAATTATTTCAATATCAAATGCTTGTATACATTGTTTTTCTCTTTCCATATTTTTACGAATTATTACGTTATAAGTAGAGTTCTAATTGACTAAATTAGAAGCTCAATTCGATAAATAATGGATACTTTATAATATATTACTTTAGGTCCTTATTTACCGAATTGAACTATCAACATTTAAGTTGATAATCCAATCTTGAAGTAACCAGCTTACTTCCGTTTACTATTTAACTTTCAAGTTGCGATTCTTTTAAGAGTTGATTAAATGATAGCGAGGATATATAATTAAATTATTTTGTTCCTGTATCTTCATCAACCTTCTTGGATAATTATACTACATGTACCAGAATTGTACATAGTAAATACACATATAGTATACATTGCAACATCATTTTAAGGGGCTGTAAATAGGCATTAGATTATACCTTTATTGTACAATGGTTTTTTGACATTTTCTTTTACATTTCTAAAAAGTATGATATAATCTATATGAGGATTCTTTCTGATTCCTCCGTTAGTTTGACATTTTACTGACGTTTTAAACTAAAATAAGTTAACGCGATTCTCTTATTTTATACTTAGGGACCTTTGAGCAAGGTCCTTTTAAGTATATGAGCTAATGATATTTTCTCTTCTATTTACAAATAAAAAAATAGTAGTATAATTGTAGTTACTGGCGGAAAAATAAAAGTTGAATTTGATATAAGAACTCGTACAATAATTTAATAGCAAGAGGATTTTAGTTAGAACAAAAAAAGTGGTTATAAATTCCACATATGTATGAGTTCTTAAATTTTTTAATTATCGCCAGATAATGAAAGTTTTGTTTTAACTAAAGTCTTTTTTAATTTAGAAAAAATGTATGACAGTAGATAATATGTTAGAGTCTTTACCGCCATTTATCGATGTGCCATTTGGGCATCCGATGAAGCTAGAAAGGCTTGGTTTGCAATTGCGCTATAAGGTTAGTATTGATAAATGGGTTTGTGGATATGGTCGAAATGATAAACATGCCATGAGTGGAAATACTCCATATGAAGCAGTTGATCTTTTTATTGAGGCTATTAAAAATTCTCATAAATAACATGCAATGGTTTAAATTTTATGGATTAGATTGGATGACTGATTTAAAAGTCATGGGATTATCAATGGAAGATAGACTATGTTTTATTACATTACTATGTTTGTCTTCTCAAAATCAAGGAATAATAAAAGATTGTAATGAATATAATATCATTCAATTAAGTCATATACCAGATGATCCAATGCATGACTTAAATCCAATAGAAAATGCGCAAGGGTGTCTTCAAAGATTTGTAAAATTGGGGATGATACAAATGATAACAAATGATAACAATAATTTGTTACACACTGTTACACTATGCAATTTTGGGAAAAGACAAGGGTCAAATTTAACAAATTATGAACGGGTTAAAAAATGTAGAAATAAAAAACGAGCATTGCAAGATAAAGGTTTTAAAAAACAAAGAAATGTTATCAATGATAACAAGGATGCCGTTATCATTGATAACACTAGAATAGATAAGAATAGAATAGATAATATAATAATAGAATCCGAGTCAAGCTCGGAGAAAGTTGTGGATATTTTTGATTGGCCATCGTATCTAAACAAAATGTTAGAAAGTGATACTGATCATATTCGATTACTTTCAGTATTTTTTACAGAAAAGAATATCAAATGCGAAAATAAAATACAAGCTGGCAATGCGATAAAAAGATATTCCCGCGAAGCTAGCGATATTATGAAAGGGAAATATGCAGATGATAAACTAGATATGGCATTTCAACAAGCAAAAGAGAAATATCCAGATAGTTGGGGATTATCAACAGTTCTTAAATATTTAATAAATCATTAAAAATATGGCATTAATTAAAAATCGCGTATGAAATTACAACAATGTTTAAACCTATTAGCCCTTGGAAGGTCTCTGGTGCCAGTAGGGACAAATAAACTTCCAGACACTAAATATATTAAAGAGTGGAAAACTTTTCAATCTCGAAGGCCGACAAGGGCGGAGTGCATGTCGTGGTTTGAAGAGGGGGATCGAAATATCGGAATTATCACTGGCGAGATTTCTGGAATTACTGTTGTTGACTTGGATCTTGGTTCAGTTGATTATAAAACATTTCCAAAAACTTTTTGTGTTAGAACAGGCTCTGGAGGATATCACTTATATTATAAATATGCAAATGTTCCATCACAGGGATTAAGAGAACAACATATTGATATTAAAAATGATGGAGGATATGTTTTAGCGCCATATTGTAAAACAGAAGATAGCACAAACAAAAAGGGCGGAGATTATACAATCATTTATGATGGCCCTCTTGCAGAATTTCCAAGAGATAAATTTCAAGTTATTGATAAATCAAAAATTGATTGGGCTGATTTGACAAAAGGAGTTAAAGAAGGCGGACGTAATGATGCAGCAAAAAAAGTAATTGGAAAATTATTAAATGCATTTAAAAATCCAGAAGATTGGGAAACAACAGTTTGGCAAATGTTTAAAAAATGGAATGATGCAAATACACCGCCGCTTGATGAAAATGTCATTAGAACTTTATATAAAAATATTGCAATAAAACAAGCTCAACAAAATCGAAATTTAAACTTAAAATTTGAGGAAGAAAAATTATCTACGAATGTCATTACTTTAGCTGATTCTGCAATTGAACATGCTAAAACATTATCTCATGAAAAAATAGAAACAGGTGTTGCTTCTCTTGATGAAATATTAGATGGAGGATTTAGACTTGAACATATTGGAATCATTTCGGGTTATACAGGTCAAGGTAAATCTCTATTTGCAATGCATATTACAGCAAATGCAATTAAACAGAATATTCCAGTTCTTTGGTTTCAATTTGAAATGCCACCAACAGAATTTTGGGAAAAATATCAAGTTCTTGGAATTACTGCAAATATGCCAATTTATGTTCCTCAAGTTTATAAAACCGCAACAATGGATTGGGTTGAAGAAATTATAATAAATGGTGTTGCTTTAGGTGTTAAAATAGTAGTATTTGATCTTCTTGATTTTCTTCAAGAAAATGATAAAAAAAGCCAAGATAAAAATGGAGAAGATTCTGCAATCTTAGTTAGGCTTAAAAAATTAGCTGCGCAATATAAAATTATGATTTTACTAATGGCACATGCTAGAAAACCTGGACAAAATAATAATTATCCACCAAATATTTATGACATTAGAGGAACTGGAAATATTGGAGGTATTTCAAATTGGGCTATTATTATTCATAGAATTCCAAAGAAAAAAATAAGTGGGGAATTTAATGAAGAAGAATATACTCCATATTTTTCTTTTAAAATTGCAAAAAACAGAATTAATGGAAAAATATATACATTTTATGGTGAATATGTAAACAACCAAATTAATTTAATATCTCCAAAAATTGTAGATGAAGCAACAAAAACATTAGTAACATTATCTGCGCCATCAAATAGAATAAAAAAAGAAATGATTGAAATACCAGAAATAAAGCCTTTAGAGCAATATTAAATTATCTATGTACATTTTTAGTATACATGATATAATTAATAGGTTCTTTTAAAAAAATAATATCCAAAGTACCATACAGAATTAGAATTACTGGCTCGCTGCCAAAGCGACAAATGAGATTCTATGGAGGAATCCGGCAAGTGTCTAATTTTTGTATCGTGCTTTGGATAAAATATCGTGTTCTTTAGGGGGAAAATCTTAATCAGATAAATAGTTCATAAACGCAAGATAGACGCACTTGATTTGAAAAAGCGAAGCTACCCCAAGAAACCTAGTCTTTGATAACCGCCTATTATGAAGCGGAATGGACTTGCCGACAGATATGACGGCAAGCTATCCAATAAGTTATCTTTCCCCTGAAGCACACGATACAAACGACAGTAGTATTTAGGTTAGAAAATGTGCAAAAAGTTGTGCTAATAAGCCAGTTAGAGAATGTAGTCATAGTTGCACTTCTAATTGTCGCAGAGAAGGATGCAATTGTGATTGTGGAGAATATCATAAAACTATATAGATATGAAAAATAAAACATGTTGTATATGTAAAGAAGAGTTGAAGGAGAAGGGAACAATCCTGTACCTTGCAGAAGAGATGGATTATGTTGTGACAAATGTAACTTAAAGAAAGTTATACCAGCCAGAATAAGATCCTTAAAAAAATTAGAAACTTTAACCAAACAAGAAAATGAATAATGAAGAATTGTTAATTGAAGATGCAAAGAAATGTGCAAAACTTGCAATGACTACTTGTATAAAGAAAACTATAGAAGCTACTTCTGAATACTGTGCAGAGACTTATGTAGCAATTAATGGTTTTGAAGGACAAGAGAAAGAAGACTTAAAGAATTTATACAAGTTAGTATTTGAAGAATCAGTTATAAATTATAGCAAGCTAGATCCATAAATATTAATGGAGAATAGTATTGCTCAAGCAAATGACGAAGAAACAAATAATAAGTCATCCAATATTCAAGCAGAGCATAAAGAATAGGAATGAGGAAGCAATAAAGAGAAAAGCTCAAATATTAGATATAATTGAAAATGATTTTAGTTCTTGTGGAAATCCAAAAGAGTTTAAAGAAAGAATTACAAAAGCTCCATTTAGTCTGTGGAACTTTATTATAAGTTTAATGCCATAATAATATGAAAATATTTTTAATTATATGGGTTTTTATATCAGGCATATTTACAATTCATAAAGAAGTTGTAAAAGTTCCTACTACCCAAGCTACATCAACAATAAGTATATCAGTTGCAACTACCACTAAAATTGTGCCAGTTGTAGTAAAAACAAAGCCAACAGTCAAATCTGTGGTTACAGTTACAAAGCCTGTTGTAAACCAAAATAAAGCCACTACAACGAGTGCTATAAGCACTCCTGTAATAACTACAGTTGTAGCAACTCCTGTGGCTATTTTTGTTCAACCAACCACAACAGAAGTTGTTGTATCGGCAGGAGCAAATACTTCTGGTTCCAATCTTACAGCAGGACAAATAGCACAAGAGCAAGCCAGTGTAACTGGAACAGCCATTACTGAACAAACAACTGTAGTTCAACAGCCAGTTATAGCTTCAGCACCAACACCACAAGAACCAAACAATCCAGATATTTCACAAGCGTGGTGGTTTGTAGGTTCCATAGATGAGCCATCTTTTATGGCTACAAATACTCCAACACTAACCTATTATGGGAATCCACCACCAGAAGTTCAACAACTTATAAGCCTTGTTTTGTCAGGCAATTGTAATACTACCATTCAAGATTATTCAGAAATAACCCAGATTGTAATTTCAGCAGTTCCTCTATCTTCAATGGCAACATCTGGTGCATTTTTAGATTCTCAGGCAAATCCAAATGATTCCTTTAAAGTAAATTATGGGATCAAAATTGAAACTACACCAGCATTAAGTCAAATTGTTTATGATTATGTGATAAATACAGAACACGATATAGTAGGTCAGACTCCAAGCCAGTATTTGTCTTATATGCAAAATTGTTTAGTTAATGGAATAAATACAAGAACAAATACAATACCAAATCCAATAGTGGCAAATTAGTTAAATAACTTTATAAGTAGATAAATAAAAATATGACAGACAAAAAAAAAATAACACAGGAATAGACAACAGTGGCAACTACAACAGTGGCTGGTTTAATACTAATGAGCCAAAGATGAGATTTTTCAACAAAGACAGTGATATAACTTATTCAGAATTTAATAAAAATATAATCGTATATCCAGACTTACACACTTGCCAATGGATAGATTATAAAGACTTGCCAGAAAGTGAACAGAATACTGATACTAAAAATATGGATGGAATGTTAAAGACTTTAGATTACAAAGATGCTTGGAAAGAATATTGGGCAAGAGCAACTGAAGAACAAAAGAAATTCTTTATGACACTTCCAAATTTTACACCAGAAATATTTTTTGAAATAACAGGAATAAAAGTAAATGAAGAATTATCACTTTCAGGTAAAGAAGTAACTGTAACACTTGATGGAAAGTCTTATACGGCAATAATTAAATAAACACTATGCAAAAGAAATACGTATTAACAAATAAAAAAATAGAATTGTTCGGAAAAACATTGTTTCAAATAAAAGCTGAAAAGAGTTTTGGTAGTATTGTAAAAGGAGAATTTGGAGGTTATATAGAAAAAGAAGAAAATTTGTCTCAGGTCTCTGGTAATGCTTGGGTCTATGGTGATGCTCAGGTCTCTGGTGATGCTCAAGTCTCTGGTAATGCTTGGGTCTATGGTGATGCTCAGGTCTCTGGTGATGCTCAAGTCTCTGGTGATGCTTATGTCTCTGGTGATGCTTGGGTCTGTGGTAATGCTCAGGTCTGTGGTAATGCTCAGGTCTCTGGTGATGCTCAAGTCTCTGGTGATGCTTATGTCTCTGGTAATGCTTGGGTCTGTGGTGATGCTCAGGTCTATGGTGATGCTTGGGTCTGTGGTGATGCTTATGTCTCTGGTGATGCTCAGGTCTGTGGTAATGCTCAGGTCTATGGTGATGCTCAAGTCTCTGGTGATGCTTATGTCTCTGGTAATGCTTGGGTCTGTGGTAAATTTTCATATACTAAAGGTAGATTTATCGGTGGAGATGATTCAGGAAAAATAAAAGATATTACAGATAAAACAGGAACTACTTATTGGAAAAATCAATATGTACTTGGAGATTATGAAATTACTCCTATTGAGAAGAAAAGAAAAAAGAAGTTGAAAGTTTAGTTGGGCAAGAAGTATCAGTAACTATCGAAAATAAGACTTACAAAGCAAAAATTACAGAATAATTTATCAACTGTGCGTATAATAATAAAAAAGATGAATGAAGATGATTCAGTTTGTCCAAGAGATTGGAAAGATATAAAAGAAAACCCACTTAAATATAAACAAAATGGAATTACATTTATTTTTTAGAAAATACGCAAATATCCCTCTATCAGGAAAGGATAGTCGTTTCTTAAAAAGAACTTATAATACTTGTAGTATGTCGCCACAAGAAATATATGACGATATAAGAAAAGAACAAAAATTGATAGATGAATCACAAAAAGAGATTGAACAATTACTAGAATTTGCCGATAAGATTATTAAATAATTTATTAACCGCAGTGTAAAATCTGCACCATTGTACAATCGTAATACAATGAATAATGAATAAAGAATGGATATGAAAGAAAATCAAATCATACAAGGCGACTGTTTAGAAGTAATGAAAGAGATACCTGATAACAGTATTGATATGATTTTATGTGATTTACCTTATGGAACGACTTCGTGCCATTGGGACACCATAATTCCCTTTGAGCCATTGTGGGAACAATATAAAAGAATAATAAAAGACAATGGTGCGATAGTTTTAACTGCCTCACAACCTTTTACCAGTGCGTTGGTGATGAGTAATGTGAAGATGTTTAAGTATGAATGGATTTGGAATAAAAATAAAGCAAGCAATATAATGCTAGCAAAAAAACAACCATTGAAAATACATGAAAACATTTTAGTATTTGGTGGAAGAAATTATAATCCACAAAAAACTGATGTGATAGGAAAAATAAGAGACCAGCGAAAAGAAAAAGAAAAAATAAACCGAACAGACGGGGCGGTAACTCCAAAAGGGGCAATAAAATACGCAGATGATTATGACCCGTCAAAGAAATATCCAGTTTCAATACAGTATTTTCCAAATCACAGAGAAAAAGAAGAAGTTTATCACCCCACCCAAAAACCAGTAGCCCTATTTGAATATCTAATCAAGACCTACACCAACGAAGGCGATTTAGTTTTAGATAACTGTGCAGGTTCAGGAACCACAGGAGTGGCAGCCAGAAATCTAAATAGAAACTTTATCTTGATAGAAAAAGAACCTGAATATATTAAAATTATCAATGAGAGATTAAATAACCAACAATAAACACTATGAAAGACAATAAATACAAATCTATAGATGAGGAGTTTGATAAAAAATGGACAAGTTGTAATTGCGAGGGTGGTTGGGACTATGGTCAGTGTTCTTGTGATGATATACATTCAGGACATAAATTCGCCAGTAAAGATATTAAATCATTTCTCCACACTCAAATCTCCCTATCAGAACAATCTCTTTTGAAAAGGGTTGAGAAGGAGATAGATAAATTAGAAACTGAATATACAACTAAAGCAGTTCAATTTGGACACGAAAATGCTTTTATATTTGATATATTTGAAGATATTAAAAACTTCCTCACCTCTCTTAAACACCTCCCATTGGAGGAATATAAATAGTTTACAAATATTTTAATATATAATATAATTATTATATGAAAAAACGCGCTCTTATAACAGGAATTTCTGGTCAGGATGGATCATATCTTGCAGAATTTTTATTAAATAAAGGATATGAAGTATATGGAATGATTAGAAGAACTAGTAATGATCCATTAATTCGTTTAACAAATGTTAATCATATAAAAATATTATATGGCAATTTACGTGATATTGATTCTTTAGAAAAAGTTATTCATGAAGCAAATCCAGATGAAATATATAATTTAGCTGCTCAATCAGATGTTGGAATATCTTTTAAATGTCCAAACGAAACAACAGAAATAAATTATTATGGCTTAATGAGACTTGTGGATATAGCGATGAAACAAAATCCAAAAATTAAAATATATCAAGCATCAACTTCTGAAATGTTTGGAAATATTATGCCGCCACAAAATGAATTATCTGGATTTTCACCAGTATCTCCATATGGAGAAGCAAAATTAAATGCCCATAAACATGTTGTAGAAGCATATCGAGAAAAATATGGATTATATATATGCTCAGGCTTTTTATTTAATCATGAGAGCCCAAGAAGAGGTGAACATTTTGTAACAAGAAAGATCACAATATCAATGTCAAGAATTAAAGCAGGTCTTCAAAAATCATTTGAATTAGGAAATCTTGATTCAAAAAGAGACTGGGGTTATTCAAAAGATTATGTAGAAATGATGTGGTTAATGCTTCAACAAGATAAACCAGAAGATTATGTAATTGCAACAGGAGAAAGTCATACTGTTAGAGAATTCATAATAGAAACTGCACGAGAATTAAATATGGATATCTTGTTTGAAGGAGAAGGTATTAATGAAGTTGTTAAAGATATAAACGATAATGTTATTATATCGATTAATCCAGTATATTACAGACCAAATGAAGTAAATTATTTATTAGGAGATAGTAAAAAAGCCAAAGAAAAACTTAATTGGAAACCTAAAACAACCTTTAAAGAATTAGTATCTATCATGGCAAATGCTGATTATATAAAGGCCATAGAAGAGGCAGAAAAATTAGAATAAACGTTTACAATCATTTAATATAAGTATATAATATATAGGTTAAAAGGTAGCGAGAATGCAAATGATGGATGTCCTGAAAATATTGATGAATTAAAAGGAGTTAGTATAGAAGAAGTATTAGGAGTAAAGCAAGAATAATTATAAATATACTTGATTATTGATTTGAAAGAAATATACCAGAGGGCAGGTAAGGCATTTGGATTGGCTCATAACCAATATGAAATCGGTTCGATTCAGATCTCTGGAACAAAAATAAATAATGTACAAATTCATATAAATGTTATGTAATATATCTTGAAAGTTTGAATATAAAATGAAAGAACATAAAGAAGAAACCCATGGAGGAAAAAGAATTGGATCAGGAAGAAAACCTCTTGAGCCACATGAATTAAGTCAATTTAGAAGAACAGCAAAAATACAAGTAGAAAATTCTATATTAGGAGCATTAGGAAAAATATTCAACTCACATTTAGCAGAAGCTGTTGGCACAATGGTGATGGTAGAAAAAATAACAGTTAATGATATTACAACTTGGACAAAAGTATGGAATGAAGAAAGAATATTAAAATTATTACAAGAAAAAGAAATAGGGATAGATTATATTTTAATAAAGCAAGGCGGAGATTGGAGAGCAGCAGACGCATTAATGGATAGACTATTAGGAAAAACCACGCCAGTAAAAACTGAAGAGGAAGAAGAAAATGATCCAAAAAATATATTCAATCAATTTAATACTTTTATAACAGAAAATCCAGATAGAACAATATCACAAAGAACATTAGCAAGAATAGCGACTAAAAAGAGTAAAGATATAATAGAACATGCCAATTGATAAAACATTATTGCCAGATGTCTGTGATATAGCCAAAACAAGTTTTGGTTCTTTTATGGAAGATATTATTGGATTGCCAAACGCAGACTTTCATGAAGATATAGATCAAGCATTATCTGATATTACTTTAAAAAAGATTGTAATCACACTTCCAAGAGGCCATGGAAAATCAACTCATATATCAATAGGATTCCCATTATGGTTAATAGCAAAGAATCATAATATAAGAATTCTATTAATCTCCTCCACTGGCTCTATATCTAAAAGTTTCATGTCTGAAATAATTAACCATATAGAGAAGAATAAGATGTATCAGACATTTGCTAAATATTCTGAGATTTCAAGAAAAGGTGTAATTCCTAAAATGAAGAATTACAGAAAGGCTCAGGAAAATTGGTCAGGAGATTCTATAGTTATAGATAGAACACTTCTTAATCTTAAAGATCCAACTATACACGCAGTCGGATTGTTTGGCTCAATTCTTTCTAAAAGAGCAGATATAATTATTTGCGACGATGTAGTGAACCAAGAGAACAGTCAAACAGAAGAACAACGACAAAAAATAATTGATTGGATATATACAACAGTTATGCCTGTTTTAGCACCTAATGGAAGATTTATATATTTAGGAAACACTTGGCATCAAGAAGATCTTGTATCTCATTTATTAAAAGATCCACAATTTGATTTTAAAAAGAAGCTGCCTGCTATACAATCATGGTCTGAGAGGCCCGAATTATGGCAAGAATGGGCCAAATTGATAACAAATGAGGAAATCCCCATTAATGAAAGAAAACAGCAAGCAAGTGAATATTATACTCAAAATAAAGATTTGATGGATAAAGGAATTCAACTCCTTTGGCCAAGTAGATTTACATATGAAGAACTATATTTAGAATGGTTAGCAAATCCATATTCATTTGCTAGAATGAGACAATGTGATCCGACAAACAGACCTGAACAAAAATTTAGAGACGAATGGCTAGAACTTGCATGTAAGAAAGGGGCTAATATGAAATTGCAAGATGAAATCAGATCTGAATTCATGAATGATATAACTGCAACAGGCGTCGACTTAGCTATAGGAACTAAAGATTATAATGATGATACTGTCATACTTACACTTGATAGAGTTAAACATGGAAGCGGAGACATAAAAGCAGGAGATATAGTAATTAGACAAATAACAGTTGGTAAATTAAGTCCTGATGAAACAAGAAAAGGAATCATACATGTATCTAACAATTTACATCCGAATGGAATTAGGGTAGAATCAGTAGGATACCAAGAAGCTATTATAAGAGATCTTGAACATGAAGTTACAAATATCAGAGGATATCATACAGGCGGAGAAAAGCATGACTCAGCAATTGGAGTAAATAGTTTAGCAATATTGGCTGAGCAAGGAAAATTAGTTTTACCATTTAATCAAACAGATCATAGCACAATAAAAATTATCACAAGATTAATGAATGAAATGAGAGCTTTTCCTGATGGACATACTGGAGATATTTTAATGGCATTATGGTTTGCAAGTTCTGAAGTTAGAGATTTAGTGGGAGGTCGAGTAATTATCCCAGGAGATTATAAAATACAAAACAAGCCAGTAGAAACAGCAAAAGAATTAAATGATCCTATGATAAGAAAAATAGAAGAAAAGAAAGCAGATTTAGCTCACATATTAGAAAAGAAACATGAGGTCGAAGTATTTAAACAATTTATGAGAAGAAGATAAAACAATGACAGAAGAAGAAAAAAAATTAATGATAAAGATGGCAGGTAAAATTGATGACTTAGAAAAGGTATCAAAATCTACTATCAAGACAGTAAATGATAATGCAATAGCAGTAAAAATGACAACTGATGATTTGATGTTAAGAATTACCAATCTCTGTGGTCTGCATATGGCACCAATTGATATGGTTAAATTCTTTACTAGTCCAGAGTTTAACAAAGTGTTGCATGATTTCCATAGTCATATTGATAATTTAGATTTTAAAAAATAACATGGCACATCCAGCCCAAAGACAATTTTTTGAAAAGGTGAAAGCAAAGTTCCCAGAGAACTTCAAGAGTGTTTCTGCTCTTGATTTTGGTTCCCTTGATATTAATGGAACACTGAAAGATCTGTTTGAGTATTCAGACTACAAGGGTATTGATATTCATGCAGGACCAAATGTGGACATTGTTTCAGCAGCAGATAAATTAAATAGAGCAGAGAATGGCTTGAATCTTGTTGATACTATAGTTTCTGGTGAAATGCTTGAACACGATGAGTTCTGGTTTCAATCTTTAATGAATATGTATGCCATGCTTAAAGATGGAGGACTCATGGCAATCTCAGCAGCAGGATCAACTAGACCAGAACATGGAACAAAAAGAACTACAGGAGATGGAAACTTATGGGGAACAAGTCCTGATTACTATAACAATATGTGCAAAGGAAAGTTTGGAGAATTCATAGATGCAATCAATAGTAAAAAGCCATTCAAAGATTTATATTTAGAAGATAATGGACTTGATATATACTTTTATGCAATCAAATAAAACAATACACATTATAACAGCATTTAGTAGGAGTCATCTAAAAGATACTCTCATTGATATGCTTTTTCCATTAAATGTAATATGGCATCCTGTATGCAATGATGGGCATGAAACATTTAAGAAGTCTTCACAAGATGGTAACAGCTGGATAAAACCTATTTATATTTCAGACATACCAAAGGAATGGGATAAATGTTATGCAAAGATAAACTATTTCATAAATATACAAGAGATAAATGATGAGGACTACTACATGATACTCAATGATGATGATGCCTATGAATCAAATGTGATTGAAGAAATAAGAAAACAAGATGATGACATTATAGTTATATCTATGAAGAGAGGAGACAAAACACCACCACCATATATGTATGATGGACATTTGGCTGCTCCACACGGAACATCAACTCTTATAGCTAGTCCAGAGAATATGAAAGTTGGATATATTGGTCCTGAACAAATAATTTATAAAGGAAAGGTGTTCAGAACAATTCAATTCAGAAATAGTTATTGTGGTGATGGAGAGATGGCTGAAAAGATTGTTAAAGAATACAAAGACTCAATAGTGTACAGACCTGATTTGTATGTATTATTTAATTATTATCAACCAGGAAGATGGAACAAATAAAATGCAATCAGGAAAAAATAACAACAATTATAAAGGAGCAAAAATATCAAGAATTGATGGAGATATTGCATACATTGAATTGTCAAATTCAGAAGAATTTGCTATCATAGACAGAGAAGATATAAAACTAATAGAAGACCAATCATGGAGGATTATGAATAATCACGATTCAAGAGGTTATATTGGAAATCTATATGCAGTTGGTAATGGAAATCTTATGCACAGAGTTATTATGAAAGCAAAATATAAACAGCAATTAGACCATATCAATGGAAATGGACTTGACAATAGAAAAACTAATTTAAGATTTGTTACTCAAACACAGAATAATTTAAATTGTTATAAACCTCATAAGAAAAAAGATCCATCATTGCCAATGGGAGTTAGATTTAATGCTAGAAATTGTTCATCAAGACCATACCAAGCAATAATGAAAGTTAATAAATATCCTAAGTATCTTGGTTCTTTTGAAACTGTAGAAGAAGCAAGGAAATGTTTTGTTGAAAATCGTATTAGAGTATATGGCAAAGAATTTGCTCCAAACATATGAAAATATTAGCAGTCATACCAGTAATAAACTTATGGAATCAATTCACAGAACAGTGCATTCTTTCAATTGCTAGTGAAAAGAACATTGTTGATGTAATGATTATTGATAATGCTTCAACTGATAATACTCAAGAGAAGTGTAAAGAGATGCTATACGCTTCAGAGATGATTGATATGATTAAAGATCCTAAAAGAAACAAATTTATATATCAAAGGAATGAGGAAAGATGGTGTGTAGCAAAGAGTTGGAACTATGGAATGAAATATGCTTTTGACAATGGTTATGATTTCTGTTTGATACTCAACAATGATACTATTTTAAATCACAAATGCATAGATGCCATTGTGGATAGATTTGAAGTAGCTAAATACAATCAAGAAAAGATTTTACTTATCTCTGGCTTGCACAAACTTATTCTAGACAAGCCAAGAGAAATTATAGATTATGTAGATAACAGTACGAGTGTAGTAGAATCTGAATGTACTGATTATGCTCTCTTTATGGTCGGTAGAGAGTATTATGAGAAGATAGGAATGTTTGATGAGAACTTTAAGCCAGCATACTTTGAAGATGCAGATTCAGTTTATAGGATTAAGATAGCAGGATACAGAAGAATACATTCACCAAAAGCTTTGTTTTATCATTATGGCAGTAGAACTCAAAATGAAGCATTAGGAACAAAGATAGTGCCAAGTGCACAATTTGAAATCAATAGAAAATATTACATTAGAAAATGGGGAGGACAGCAAGGAAAAGAAATTTATAAAACATCTTTTAATTTATAACAAAATGGATTATACAAATATCGTTTTAACAATATACAAGAAAGATAACCAATGGACAGTAGCAGAATCAAAGCAAGGAATGGAAAATGTTGAATTAGGATCTGGTCGAAGTCTTGCACAATTACTTTATAAGATTGGTAAAAAATTAACAAATGAAAAAACAGAAAGTACAGAAGAAGTTATCGCAACATCAGAACAAGCATAAGATTAAAGATGAGGAAAAGATTATTGTTGATGAAACAATACAAATAGTAAAAAAATCAACAGATAAAGAATTTGGAATTATAGAAGCAAAGCCTCTTAAAAAAACTGTTGATGCAGATTCATCAATGCTTAAAAGAACTCTTGATGATTTTATATCAACCGTATCTAAAAGCAAGATTGCTGTCATTATTCCTCTTTACGGATATTGGTCAGATATTAAAGACAATCAATTAGATTTGGATGTTCTTAAAACTGTTATCAATCGTGTTACTTCTCAATCGCATGAGTTATATATTATACTTGTAGCAGAAGAAAAAAGATTGCCATCAGATATATTAAACTATATTGGTGTGAATTCTTTTGCAGGTAATTCAATTGGCGCAGCAGTTCCACAAGGATCATCATACTCAGATTATATTCATGAAGGATTATCAATAGCAATTGAAGATGTGAATGCTAGATTTATTATGGTTGTTAACCCATGGATTGTTCTTCAGGAACACTCAATAGATTTGATGGCAAATAGATTAAACATCGGAGATGTTATGATTGTGTCAGGCTTTGACGTTAAAGAAAAAGTACAACCAGAATCTTTTGATGAATATATTGCTTCATTTCCAAACGAAGACAAAGCAATGAATATAGATTTTATTGGAATGCCAAGAGCCGGCGCTGATATGCTTAAAATAGATTGTGATATCAAAACAAAAAGATTTACAGAAAAAGATATCTGGCAAAGAATGTATAGAAATGGCTATGGTGTTATTACATCTCAAAGAATTCCAATATATTCATTTGATATTGATTGGACATATCTAGAATCAGATGAAATGTTTAATACAGATAAAGAAGCTTTTATCAAAAAATGGGGGTTTAATCCTGGAATAAAATAATGACAAAAAAAATCAAAACTTTGAATGGATGTGGTAAGGCACTTACAAAAGCAATTGATACTATTCTTGGCGGTGAAGTTAAACTTCCAAAGACTACAGATACTAAACGCCCTAAAATAGCTAAAGATGATCCAACATATACAAAACTTAAAAAATTAGGAACAATGCCAAATGAAAAGGCAACAATCAATAATAAAGAGATAATGATTGTTAGAGAAGGCATCACAGACAAAGCATTGGGCAAAGTCTTTTTAGATTCGAATCTAACCAAAGAGCAAAAAGATTCTAGATTAGCACAATATTTATTTGAACAGGGCAGAGAGCATAGTTCATTTCTAATGGAATTATTTGCAAGCAAAGGTGCACATACTAAAGAATCAAGAATATTCAAATCACAAATTAGATTTGATTTTGAAATGCTTGCTGATATTCTATCAACATTATTACGAGATATAGGTGACGGCTTACTTAAAGAAAAGAATTCTAAGAAGGCATTACAAAATATGGCTATTAGATTTAGACAAGGTTCTGAAATGTTGGTCGCTAAGATTGATAAGGTTAAAGAAGCAAGAATGGCAGAAAAGGGATATGGAATATATTTAGACAATGCAGGAAGACCATATTCAATATTAGACAAAGAGGTCGATGAAATAATTAAAAAAGATCGTGAAGCTACAAAGCAAGCGATGGAAGATAATAAATAACATGACTGAATACGAAATATTAAACACGACAATTAATGGAAAGAAAATTGTCGATATGGGCACAATGGAATTTATGCAATGGTTATCAAAAAAACTCAACAATCTAGCAAATCCATCTTCTGATATTGTTGCCTTAAACACTTTAATAAAATTTCCTCCAATGGGCGGTAAATATCCTGATGTCGAAAAGGTTAAGATCATCCAAAAATTATTAATGAATAACATAACAATATAATGGCTAAAGCAACAAAATATATCAAATGTGAAGTCACTGGAGAATTTATACCAGAAAATGAATCAGAGACTGTTCGTATTGAGATTATTAAAAAGAAAGGAGTTCATTTCAAAATTGTTCCTCTTACAGAAAATATAGTTACACCAACATTTGTACATACAAAAACAGAAACACCCATAGAAACAAAACCAAAGATTGATCCAAATTCTTTGGACGATGTTACTGGCTTTGCAAATCCAAAAGTTAAGAAATTAACAAGACCAAAGAGTGTTGTACCTGCAGCATTTAAAGGAATGTTAATTCCAACAGATGATCCTGAGTTTGAAAGTAAAGGAACTAAAATAACAAGGAGAGTATGAAGAAAAAAAGAAGATTACCAATACAACAATTACGTGATGCTGCTAAAATAGCAAATGAACTTCTTAAAAAGAAAGGTGTTATAGCTCAAGAGAGTATCATTAATGAAATTGAAAAAGATGAGGGTGCACCAATGCTTCCGGGTATTCCTTCTTATTTACCGCACGATTGGACAATTTCTGCTTCTCAGGTTTTATTGTATAGAATAACAAAAGCCTGGATTGATTTAAACAAAGGAGATCAAATAAAAATAGAAAAGATTGATCAGTTCTTTATGTATATCCTAAAAAGACTTAAAGAGGAAGAAGATAAATTTAAAAGACGAGAAACAAATATGGGCAAAATTATTAAGAAAATGAAGAATGTACCTATTCTTTCTGAAGTATTTGCCTCAACACGTAATAGAGAGACAGCGTTTGCATTACAAAAATTCTTTGCTGATTCATTTGCTGTAGCTATTGTTCTTAAAAGAAATGATACAACAAGCACATATGTTGATTGGTTCTTAAATGATTGGACGATATCAATGATAAAATTATGGCATAAACATAATGGTAAAACAGTTTTACAAAACAATAAGAATACCTCTAAGTAATCATATTTGCATAGATGATTTAGAATATCAGACATCAGTTTCTGAGGTTGATTTGCCTCATGATAGATATTTACTTGAAAATTTACTTGCAGATGAAGAGGAATATACCTCATACGACGTTCAATTAGAAATCTTTAATATGAGTCAAATGCAATCGCTGATCCTGGCTTTTAAATCAATGGGATATAATAGCCAAGAAATCATTACATTACTTCATCTTAAGAAAAAGAAATTTTATACAGAATACGGGCATTTAAGAAATAAAGTTAAAAAAGATAAAAAATTATAATTCTCTTTATAATAATCATAGCAGACCACAATATAATATGGCATCAAAAACAAAAACTCCAAAAAAGGTTGCAACAGAAAAGAAAGTAACTTTTCCTGCATTTCCTTATTTTAATAAAAGTGAAAAAACAACATCAATACGTTCTTTGTCTTTTGACAATAGAAAACAAAGAAATGCTAAGATGATTGAAAAGGGTATGTCCAAACCTGGACGTGTTTCTTTTGACACCCTTAGAAGAATAGCTGTATCAGTACCAATCATTAGAATTTGTATTACTGTTCTTAAAGAAAAGATAACCAAAACTAAATGGCAAATCAAGAGCATTGATCCTTTAAAGGAACCAGACCCAGAACAAGTAAAAAAGCTTGAGGAGATATTTAAACATCCAAATCATAATGATGAAACATTTAGAACTCTTCTAGATAAGATGCTTGAAGATCTTCTTGTACTTGACTCAGTATCTATTGAAAAGACTAGATACCCTAATGGAGATCTTGCAGAATTACATTTCGTAGATGCCGCAACGGTTAGACCTGTCTTTGATGAAAAGGGAAATCAAGATGCAGTTATACCATTATCGACAAAAACAGGAAGAATAGAATTACCTGTGTCATATATTCAAGTAATGGATAATTCTATGTATGGAGGTCCTGAATCTGGAGAGATAGTAGCTGCTTGGCCAAAGAAAGATTTTCTATACTTTCATATGCATCCACAAGGCGCAATGGAAACATTTGGTTATGGTTTATCTCCAATTGAAGGTATCTTATCTGTTGTGTCAAATCTTTTAAATGCTGATAATTATAATGGCACTTATTTTGAAGAAGGATCATTTCCTCCAACACTTTTGAATTTCAAAGGTCAAATGACACAAGGCGATCTTGAAGCTGCAAGAGAATATATTTATTCTGAAATGAATGGTTCTTTCCATAGACCCGCAATGACAGCCGGCGGAGAAGTTGAAGTAATTAAAATAAAAGATCAGAATAATAATGATATGCAGTTCATGGAATATACAGAATTCCTAGCTAGACTTGCTGCTGCATCATATGGATTGTCGGGACAGGATATTGGATTAGTGGATGATTTGAATAAAGCAACATCACAAACACAAGTAGGTCTTTCTGAAGAAAAAGGATATGGTTCAATATTGCATCTCATTAAAGAAGTCTTTAATCAAGAAGTCATTTGGAAGGATTTTGGTTTTACAGACCTAGAATTTGATTGGCTTGTTGACGATAGAACTGATCCAGAAGTGAACTCAAGGGTGACAGATACAGCCTTAAAGAACGGAACCATGACTATTAATGAAGTTAGAAACAAGATGGGGTTGTTACCATTTGATGAATGGGCAAATGAACCAATGTTGATGACAGGAAGTGGCTATGTAAAAATGACTCCTGAAGTTGTTGATAAAGGCAAGACTGAAGAAGATGCTGTCGTTGGCAACGAAGAAAACTATAATGAACAAAGAATAGAAAAATCTATTATGACCATTGATGGTTATAAGACATGGATGGATGATAGAGGATACTCACAACCATTTATCTGTTTCAATATAATATCTCAAAACGGAATTGTAATAAAACCTCCTGTTGCAGTAAATATGATGAGTCAAAATCTTGAAATAGAATTATCAAACAAATTAAGTGAGTTGGGACTCAATGTTCCCACTATAAGAAAGGTAAATTATAATGATTGCATAAACTTATTACCATCAGAATCTGTTAAATGTGAATTTGAAAGATATATTACCATGACATCAGAGTATGATTCAGAGAAGTGGAAAGCTAGAGGTCTAGGTTCAAGAAAGTTTGACTATTATTTAGTTAGTGATTATATATATGGTTATAATTTAGATAGTCAATTAGTATTAAAAGATATGAATAGAGATCCTGATAGTTATCATCAAGCCATAAAAGATTTGGCAAATTTATGGTTAATTGAAAAGGAATTAATTCTTGGAGATAGAAGAGTAAACCAATACATAGTAACTCCAAATAAAAGAATATTTGGATTTGATTATCAATTTAAGGGAGATATAAATAGATGGAAAGATTCAAGTTCGTCAATTCAAAAATATTTTGAAGGTGCTCCTGAGATTTTAAAATTATTTAATTCACTCATTGAGAATAAAAATATAAATAAATCTTCTAATATAAAACAACCTGATTCTATAATAGATTCTGAAAATGAATTTAAAGATAGTCCTGTTATGTTTGGAGAACTTATTAAAGACGATAAGGCTAGAATTAATATAAAAAACATATTTAAAAATTGGAGTGAATCAAACATAGTTAAATATAATTTATCTGAATTATTTTATACATATGATTATAATCAAGCCTTAAAGTCTTTAAAGAATTTTTCAAAAAATAAACCTGAATCATATGGAGGAATAGTTACCTTAAAAGATGAAAGAGGAATTAAATATTGTGTTTTTGTAAAAAATTAAAACAATGTACAATAACGGTGGTAATAATTGTGGAAGATGCATTATACAAGAAACTGGAGTTCCTCAGAACTTGAGTGGATCTATTCCTTGTGTCAGATTAGATTTGAGAGCAGATGTAAATAATACAGGAGATATAATTGTTGGAGGCAATTCAGTATCACTTAGTCCTGTAATTGGAATACCCATACATGCAGATGAAATATATAACTTAGATGTAATTGCAGATGTCAAGAATGTTGTTGTGGTCGGAACACAAGGAGATGTGATAGTTTATTCTTGGTGGAAAGGATCTTAAAATTATGGGTAGCAATAGAATACAAATTAAATCAAAGGGTGGAGTTGGTAGTGGCTTTCAACCATTGTCAATTACTTCTGGAGTGGTTGATGGAACTAATCAAGATTTTACTTTTCAAGATAATAAAAAACCAACTTATTTAATTATAGATAATGGTGCCTACGAAGAAAATGATAGATGGACTTGGAATGGATTGACATTCACTGCAACCACAACACCAGCACCACAAAGTACTTTAACAGCCATGATTTATGTAACAGCTTAATATATGAAAAAAATAATTACATCATTAATATTGGCAACACTCTTATTCCTTCCAAACTTTGGAATTGCTAGCAATCCACAAACAACAGTTCCTATTGCTCCAGGAAGTGGATATTGTTTGATGTCTGGCAGTAATGGACTTTATATAGCTTCAAGTACAGCTTGTAGTTCTGGAACTTTGATGTGGGGAAATATAACAGGAACATTATCTAATCAAACAGATTTATGGAACCAATTATTATCCAAACTAAGTACAACAACTGCTGCTAATACTTACTTGTCTTTAATAGATGCATCATCAACATATCTTTCAATTGCAAATGCAACTTCCAGTTACATGACATTTAGTTACGCTTCATCAACTTACGCTTCGACAACTTGGGTGAGTGCAACATTCATTCCACTTTCAGCTTCAACTTCACTTTCATATATTCCTCTAGCATCTTCTTCACTTTACTATCTCGCTTCAAATCCAGCAGGATATATAAGTTCAACAACTTCAAGTTTATTGAACTATCCAACTTATGACTATGCAAGTTCTACTTATTTAACTATTGCAACTGCAACTAGTGAATATATCCCATATATTTTAAATGGTTATTATATTGGAATTTTTGATACTTCCAACCAAAACTATTTTTCAAACGGAGCTGGAAACAAAACAATGACAGGACAAATGAATTTTGGAATAGGTTTGTATTCTTTGAGCAACAATACGACAGGTTCAGAAAATACAGCTTACGGTATGGAAACTCTTAACGATAACACTACTGGTTCGCAAAATGTCTCTATTGGTGCGTATAATATGAATGATAGTCGTAGTGCAAGCCAAAATACAGCAATCGGATATTCAAATCTAGACGCAATACAAACTGGAAGTAACAATACCTCTGTCGGATATAATGCTGAAAATTTGGTTATAACTGGTTCACACAATACTACTGTTGGTTCAAATTCTTTGGAATCTGGAAATGGATATTATAATACATCGGTTGGTGATAGTTCTTTATATCATAGTACGGGAGCATACAATATAGCTTTAGGTTCTTATGCTGGATATTATGCGACAAACACATCAAATGAATTATTCATAAATAATAATCAAACAGGAAGTTATCAAAATGATAAGACACATTCAATTATTTATGGAGTAATGGATGTCAGTTTAGCTGACCAAATATTGTATTTGAATGCTTCCACTACGATAGCAACCACGACAACTTTAGCTTTAATACTTCCAAATATTAAGAATTCAATTTTAGGAACTGATGCAAATGGAAATGTTATTGCGACATCAAGTTCTGTAAACTTGTCAAATTATATGACTTTTGCTTATGCGACTTCAACTTACTTGCCTTTAGCCAGTTCATCATTATTTCTTTTAAATAGTGCATCTACTTCACTTGCATATGTTCCGATAGCATCCTCATCTCTATATCTTTTGAATTCTGCTTCAACATCTTTGGCATACATTCCTATTGCTTCTTCATCTTTGTATTATTTGAATTCAAACCCAGCCGGCTACATCACTGCCACTTCAACTGCATTTATTCCGTTCGCTAGTTCATCTCTTTATTATTTAAATAGCAATCCGTCAAACTACATCACAGCAACTTCCACCGCTTTCATTCCTTATGCTTCAAGTTCTCTTTATCTTCTCAATTCTGCAAGCACGAGTTTGGCTTATATTCCAATAGCATCGTCTTCATTATTTGCAACTTCGGGAACACTTTTGAGCTATATGACTTACAGTTATGCTTCTTCCACCTATGCAAGCACGACTTATGTCAATAATACATTTTTGACATTATCTGCTTCAACATCTCTTGCTTATATTCCATCGGCCAGCTCGTCTTTGTATCTTTTAGTTTCTGCCAGCACTTCATTGCCATTCATTCCGTCTGCTTCTTCAACTTTGTATGTTCCTTATACAGGTGCAACTACAAACGTGAATCTCAACAATCAATCTCTTTCAAATGTCAATACTCTTGGAGTTAATACAGGTGGAAGTTATCAATACAACGGTTATGTAATAGCAGAAGCAAGCACAACACTCAATAATTATTTCTTTGGCAGAGCAGGAAATCTGACGATGACAGGTTCCAACAACACTGCAAATGGTTATTATGCTCTCGTCTTCAACACCACAGGTGGTTACAACACCGCAAATGGCGATTTTGCTCTCAACTCCAACACAACAGGTTCAAACAACACTGCAAATGGTGCATATTCTCTCATGGACAATACTATAGGCTCCTCTAACAGTGGAAATGGTCAAGATTCTCTCTATAACAAC